TCCCATGATGCTTTTGCAGTATCGCCACCTGCACCGCTTGTATCAGTAAAAACTCCCTCAAAAGGAATTTCATATGAGTAGGTAGTAGGTTTTCTGCGAGTCACACCTGGATCGCATTTAGTAACTGTTTCTGCAAAATCCCATGATTCTGAGATTCCGTTTGAGGTTAAACACGCAACAGGTTTCCACGCTCCAGCGTTTCTTATGTATAGCATGAATAAACTCCCTGAATAAAATTGCTCGTCTGCCATTTTAATTGATGTTTAGTTTATGATTAAAAATTAATATGTATTGAAATACGTTTTCCGTATCTGTTTCTAAAATTACCTCTGTACTTAAATTTTGCATCGTTTCAACATTATGAAAATCAACAAAATCAATTCCTATTACCTGTATTATTTCTGCAATCTCCTCACCAATTACCATTGCAAAACTTAAATCTCCAGTACCATTAGGATATCTTGTTACTATCTGCACTGTCATGGTACACTCATACCAATAATTGCATTTTGTTTTATTTTGCGCCTTTGTCTGACTTGACAAAATTACATATTTTTTTGGTACATTCTTTAACGGCGCTGATTTGCTATAAACAGGAATTTCTAAATCGCCAACTATTAAATTAGCTAAGGCATCCTTGTAAGCATTTAACACTGATAAATTAGGATCTTTCATTTCACCAAATATAATTATTTTTTTGCATTATATTTTTTACTTAAAACCTCTAATGTTTTAACCAATTTTGGGCCATATGATTTTAAGCCAATCAAATACGATGGAATTAAAAAAGGTCTCGGTCTTAAATTAATTTTCTTAATGCCTCTACCTTTAAACTTTATCGCTATTTCTTCAAATCCTTTAGGTACACTAACCGCCCCACCGGTTCCAAACTCTACATAAGCAGCATAAGGAGCACTGGCAAATATAAAAGATCTATTATTGCCAACACTTGCATTCGTTTTCCCAATTGATTGCCTTAACTGACCTAAATCAACAACAACCTTTTGTTTTGCATTAGATACAATCTCATCAGCAGTTAAATTAGTAACCGCAACGGCTAACCTATTAGCCTCATCTCCAAATGAGTCTATTTGCTTTAATAAATTAGAAATATTAATCTTTGGAGTTTTCATCTGTAACTCTACCTAAAATTTCTACAAATCTTCTGCGATCATCCAAATCCCTTACTGAATGAATAGTATAATAATTCCCCTGATACTCAATCCTCATATCTTTAGTTGGAGTAAAATCCCTCCTATATCGAGTTGTAAACCTGTATGATTGATTTATAACCTGCTCACCGGCCTCTAATTGTCTTGATCCATCAAAAGGCTTTACATTAGCCCAACTAACCAACTCAGGAACAAATGTAATCTCATAATCCTGAAATTCATTTTCTACGCTTAGAAATTCTCCAAACGTAATTCTGCGATCTAATTTACCTGGATTCATTTAAAATAAAGTTATGCGCCTGTATGGAGCCAGTAAAAAAGTAACCACCTTTGGCATCTCCTCTTTAGGATTATCCCTATTCTCATAAAGGAATGTAATCATCTCCTTAATTGCAGTTTCAATATCATCCGGAACGTCTGAGCCACCATCATAATTCCAATCGTAACCAGCTACATAAGTGATTGCATTATATCCTGGCCTTTGAGTAATTACATCCGTATAAAATGGAGTATCTATTATCTCAAAATCAATCTGTTCTAAATCCTTATCAACAACATCCTCAACCGCTATAATAGGATAATTGTACAATCTTAAATTGCCATTTTTATCACTTATCTCAGTAATTGACCTTTGCCATAATACCTGTAATGTATATTGCTCAACTTGATTTACCGCAGATTTTATCAATGCAGTTATCAACCCATCCTCGTAATCGTAATCCAAATCCACCCTCAGCCACAGTTTTGCTTGTGCCAGGCTTACTACGTTTAATTGATCCATACTCTTTTTTTGCTTTAAAAGGCGTTTTTTGTTCCATTTATTTAATCGCTAATTTACTAATTTTTAACAACCATTTTTCAAACTTGGCTAAGTCCTTAATAGGATCTAATTGCTTTGCCCTCTCAATTGGTTTTTTATCCTTAAATAACTGCTCACTATTTGTAACCGCATCAACCCATGCATCTATATCATTCCGTTTAACGTAAATGGCGCTATCTGCCAGACTTTCTCTAAATCCTGGTATATCAGATGCAATTACAGGAATATTGCAACACAGGGCCTCTACTTGGGCCATACCATAACTATCATATTCAGATGGCGCAATAAGTAATTTAGTCATTGCCAAATATTTCCTTATGTCATCTGTTATGCCTACATATTTTATATTTTTTAGTTTTATATCTTTTATTTGATGATAATAGCCTCCCTGAACTGCCAAAAATTTATGGTTAGGCATTCTTTTAGCTATCTCAATTAATATCTGACCACCTTTGTTTTCATTATGATTTATTAAAGTTATGTACTCAGCATTTGTTGTATCTACATCTTTAAAATTTCTATAATCAACTGGCGGATGCAAAACAAATGTTTCCTGATTATAATGTAATTCTTTTTTAGCCTGTTCCGTATTATAAACTGTATAAACGTTTTTACGGATATCAACCTGAGGATAACCAGCATTGTTATGAGTAAAGTTTATAATTATCTTAGGCATAATCCTTTGCTTATTCATTGCATAGTAAGTACCTGATAATTGACAAAAAACTAAATCAGCCCAATCCCATAAATTATTATGACAGGTTTTATAATCTTTAGTTTGCGCATAAACATCAATCCCCTCATAACTATAATTAACAGGATACCTTGTAATTGCTTTAACCTCATGACCTTTGCTCATTAAATACTGGCAAATGCGATGTAAGCATATTTCTGAACCCGCTCTTTGATGCGGCAAATATATTCCTGGACTGAGTAGAATTTTCATATAATATTAACGTATAAATATGGCTTTGGTATTTTAGGAGTATTATGATCGTAATTATGTAAGTCAGATTGATGATAATGAATTGACTGAATGCTATAAGCCGGATTAAACAATCTATACCCAGCCCTGTTTAATTCATAAGCTATGCGATTATCGCATCCTGGAATACCCATAAAAAAGTCGCAAAACCTAACATTCCTAATCTTACCTTTAAATATCCAAGTATCTTGACTGTATCTCTCATTATGCAACCTTAATCCATCTTTTCTTTTATCCCATCTGCTCAATGCAATACACTGCTTTTCTCTTAAATCTATTAATTGCAAAGTATCATTAAAATAAATATCTGTATTGGCTAATATTGAAAAATCATTTGGGCTTGTAACTGTATCATTAATTAAATCAAAAAAGTTACGATATGTCGGCCTGTTTGCCTCTATAATAATCAATTTGCCATTTATTGGCAATTTAACCTCACCTTCAACAATTAAAAATATATTATCAATTAATGGATTTTCAATATTCTTTTTTAAACAGTATAGCAATTCCTTTTGCCTTTTAGGATCCTTATCCTGGTAATATGATGTATAAAGATTTACCATATATATTTAATTAAGCCAACTACTGCTAAAAAGAAAAATAAAAACCCTAACAAACATAGTGACCAAACCACTAAATGAAATAAAAATCTAAATACTCTCATATTGCTTTAATATTTTTTTATAATTCCTATGATATTTATCAATGGCATGATAGCCTAAAGATCCAAACTCAAATTCTGTTTCTACGCTAAATTTATTGCAAGTTTCCTTATCAGGCAACTTATAACCTAATTCATTCATTCTATTGCAAAAGTAAATATCCTCATTACCATCTAACTGCATTCCTCTATAAGGATGTTTTACGCAAATTTCATACATAACCTTTGGATTGCGAATGCTTAAACCGCCATTCATGCAACCAGGTATTTTTTCAATCCAGGCGCCAATATAATCCCATTGTAAAAACTCCTCAATGCCTGACTTTAATAATCCTGAGTCATGCTGAAATATTAAAACCCTATCAAAAATACAACCTCTCCAAAATGATGGATTAGTCAATACGCTATTGTAACTCAATGGCGATCTAAGCGAATAAATACCGCCCTCATATGGAGGCTTAATATTTAAAACCTCCCAATCATTAGGTAAAAACTTTTTATGCTCTGCAATCGCTTTATTTGCTACCTCAATACGATCATCTATAATTATAGCAGCGTATCTCATAACTCAACTGTTTTAGTAATCTTTACCTGTATCTCATGTCCGGCTATCTTTGCGTATTGCCATATTACAATATCCAACCCCGCATCCTCAGACTTTTTTACTATATCATTTAAAGCCTTTATTTGCTTTCTTATTTCATTTGCATACTCTAAATCTGTCATACTAAATCCTTATTAAAGTTTTGATGCATTTTAAGGCTCTCAGGCAATTGATTTTTGTCAAATGGTACTGCATTCCATAAATTGTATGAAACGCAGTGTAAGTCATTAATATCGTTATCAGGAGTCCATCCATAAAACGTATCGTTTAACCAATTCTTTTTAATCTCACTTGCATGACCAAATACCAAATATTTGTACCTCATAATAGACTCTGG